CGTGCATCCTGTCGTTCCTCGCCGCGATCACCGCGGAGGGCGTGACGGGGGAGAGCGCGGACAGGCTGAAGAGGCATGCCGCGTCGGCGCAGCTCGGTGGCGAACACGACGAGCAGCTGCAGCGCCGCGGCGTCGACCTGGTCGCGATAGCCGGCGTCGAGCATGACGATCGGCGACGTCGGATAATTGTTCGCCAGCCATTGGTCGCCCTGCGTCGCGTATTGCGACGGCAGGCCGTAGATCTGCGCCTGGCCGTCGCTGACGGACAAGGCAAGCGAGCTGCGCGCCTGGATCGTGTAATTGCGCTGCCAGCCGATCATGGTCACGCGGCGCGGCGCGATCGCGTCGGCCATCTGCGGCTCGCCGAGGCGCGAATCGCTGAGCGCCGCTGTCGGCCAGGACAGGACCAGGGTCGGCGACAGAGCCGCCGGATCCTCGGCCTGGCCGATCGCGAGCTGGCCGTTCGGCCGCACCAGCCACCAACCGAGGCAGCCGGCCAGGACTTCGGCGATCGCCTCGGCCTTCGTCACCGGCGCCGAGCCGTCCCAATACCAGCCGACCGGCGCCGGCTGCGCCGCCTCGAAAGCCTGGAATGCCGCAAAGTCGATCTGCTCGACGTCGGAAAAGCGGACCGCGCCGATCGCCGTCGCGATGCGGCGCACAATGCGGCCGCGCGTCGTCGGGCCGACCTGGCCCTCGATCGTGTCGGCGTCGCCCTGGACGTCGGCCGTCACGTCGCCGGCCGGCGAACTGCCGAGCCGGAAGAGGCCGAGCGCCTCGCACGTTGCATAAGTGCCGCCGGCGATCGTCGCGTCGGCGAGCAGATCCCAGGTCGCATAATCGGCGCCGGGCGTCAGGGCGACACCGGCGTCGCGGACCGCCGAGATCGCCGCGACGCTTGAATATGACACCTGCCAGACCAGCAGGGCGGTCGAGATCTGGACCGGCGTCACGTTGAAAACGTAGCCGACGCAATAGGGTTTGAGGCGGCCGGCCAGGGTCGAGATCCCGTCGGCGCCGCCGGTCCCGCCGTAGCGGTTGCCGTGCAATTCGGCCTGCTCCAGCCGCCAGCCGAGATCGCGCAGGCGCAGCTCTTTCGAGCGCATGCCCGCCAGCATGCCCGACGCCGTCAACCGGGCCGCGGTCGACCAGGTAGAGAAATCCGCCGACGGCTCGCCGCGGCGCAGCTCGATCGCGGCGCCATCCCAATCGAGCGCCAGCAGACCGTCCAGCTCGCCGTCCGGGTCCATCATTTCCAGGACGCCGGCGCCGCCCTGGCCGGCCTTCAGCGGATCAGCGCCGCCGAATAGCGACAGCTCGATCGACAGGTCGCCGACCAGGCGGCCCGGAACATAGGTCGCCGCCGGCGTGTCGGCCGGGCCGGTCGATCGGCCATGCGTCGCCGCCGGATAGATCGTCGGCGCGGCGCCCTGCGTCGAGAACTGCAGCGCGACCGGCGCGTCGATCGAGCCGAACGGAAACGGCGGGCCGGGCGTCGAGGTGACGACCGACAGGTCGAAAGGCGCCGCGACAAGCAACAGGCCCTTTCCTTCATGCGCGCCCAGATTGAGCGCGTCGAGCCCTTCATACAGCGGCCAGACGCCGACCGCGCCGGCGTCGATCGCGCCGAACGCGACCGGCGGGCCGCCGTACTGATAGACGATCGCGCCCATGCTCTAGCGCCCGACCACGGCGACGCGCTGCAGCTGCCCCGTCAGCCGGTCGACCATCGCCGTCAGGTTGGCGATCTGCGCGCTCTGGTCGCTGACGATCTGGCGCAGCTGCTCATTGCCGGCCAGCATGGTCTGCAGGGCCGGACTGTTGGCGCCGAGATCCGACGACGCGCTCGGCGCCTGGATCGAGGCCTGCACTTCGGCGAGATCGCGGCGGATCTGCTCGACAAGCGCCTGGTATTCCGCCGAGCTGGCGAAATACTGCTGGCCGGCGGCGGCATAGTCCGCGCCCTCCGTCGCCAGGCGGCCGATCGCCGACGAACTGCCGGCGCGGGCCTGGGCGAGCGTCGCGCCATAGCTGGCGCGCAGGCCGGCCAGGCCGGTCGTCGGACTCGTGTTGCTGAGATCGCCCGTCGTGAGCCGCCGAATCGCCTGCTCCAGCGAAGCGACCGCGCCGCCGTAGAACTGCTCGCGCAGGTCGGCCTCTTTGCGCGTGTAGTAGGCCGCCACCTTCGCCATATCGACGTACACGTCGGCGACGTTGTCGCGGATATACTGCGCCGAGGCCAGGCCCTGCTCGCGCTCGTCCTGCAGCGCGCGCAGCTGCGCCGCCAGAGGGTCGACCATATTGTCGATAAAATCCTGCGCGTATCGCTTCGTTTGTTTGGCCTGCTCGGCCGCGATCGGCTCCAGCGCAATGCCATAGGCGCGCGCCGTATCCGTCAGGCTGGCGAAGGTCGCGGCGATCTTGTCGAGCTGCTCGCGCACGTTCGGCGCGACCTTGCCGAACCTGTCATAAGCCTCGACGAAATCGAGCAGGCCGGACGTCTCGGCGATCGAGCCCGGCGCACGATTGCCGAGCGCCTGCGTCAGCGTCGGCGAGGCGCCGGCGAAGGCGCCGCCCAGGACCGATCGCCGGAACGCCGCGGCGATCGTGCGCTGGTAGGCGCCCGACTGGTCGCCGCTGCCGTTGCTCATTTCGGTCGAGCCGCCGTTCGGGTCGATCACATACGACGCCGAGGTTCCGTCGCGCTGGTTCTGCCAGATGTTGAAGCCATACATGCGGCTGGCGTCGATCGCCTTGCCGCCGGCGGCGCGCGTCGTCCAGCCCTGCAGGGCCTCGACCAGCCATTGCGATTGGCCGATCGGCGCGGTCCCGCCGTTGAGGCTGGTCCCGGTCGCTCCATTGTAGCCCTTGCCGTCCCACAAGAAATTCGCCGAGGCGCCGACCAGCGGCGGCAGCTTATACTCGTCACCCCCGAACAGGCCCGGCAGAACGCTCGACAGCAGCGACACGACGGCGCCGACCGGCTGCAGCCCTGGGATCATCATCATGGCGCCGCCGACCATCTGGCCGACGCCGCCGATCGTCTTGGCCGTGTTGCCCTTCGCATTGAAAAGCGAATAGGCGCCCATCCCGATCGAGCCGAGGCCGCCGAGCGCGCTGCCGATCGAAAGCCCGCCGGTCGCGGCCGCTGACGCGCCTGTATTGCCGCTGGAAAGCAAGGCGCCGACGTCAGCATAGCCGCCCGCCGGCGCGCCCGACGAAAACAGCGACGACACCGGCTGATTCAGGAAACCGAACGGCTGGCCGCCGCCCAGCCAGGACGGCATCTCAAAGCCCGACAGGCTCGACGCGCCCGGCATGCCCATGGACGATCCACCCGACAGGCCGCCACCCGACAGGCCGAGCCCCGGAACGCCGTTCGCCCCATAGCCCATCGACGACGCGGCCGAGGGCGAGATCATGCCGGTCGCCGCGACGGCCGACACAAGAACCGACATCACCGGCCGGATCGTCGCCAGCGCCAGGAATTCCGCGGCCATGCGGCGCAGGATCTTCGTAAACGTCTGCCCCATGCTTTCGGCCGAGAACTTGCCCGATTGCAGCAGCTGGTCGAAAGCGTCGGCGCCGGCCGTCTGGATATCGCGAAAGGCCTGTTTTGCCGGTTCGGTCCACAGCTCCTGCGCCTTCTTCAGATCCTCGGCCTGCGTCTTTAGCCGTTCGTTGATCTCGATCGCCTGGCGCCGGGCCTCGATATCCTCGGCCGTCAGCGCGTTGCCCGCCTTTTGCGCTTCCTGCACTGACTTCAGAACGGCCAGCTCGCGCGCGCGGATATCCGGCGCGGCGCTGAGCAGCCGGTTTTCCGCCTCTAAAAGCACGTTTTGCTTTTCCAGCTCGGTCGTCGCCGTGACGAACGATTGAGCGGCCTTGCCCTGGACGTCGAGGACGCCCGGCTTCAGAAACACATGGACCCTTACGCGCACTAGTGCAGCCCTCCCCGGATGACGGTCGGCATTTCCTTCATGATGCCCAGGCGACGCGCGACTTCGGTATAGCTTTCAATGACATTGCCCAGGTCGCGGCGGAAACGGTCCTTGTCCAGCTTCTCACCGGTCGAGGCGTCCCACAAGCGGCA